CTGCTATACAGGTATTTGAATTGCCGGGATTAAAGCAGGTAGCCGAGTGGCAGCACAACAAAACGCCTGTGCAACGGCAGGTGGCAATTCTTAAAGAAATCAACAGCTATCTAGTGAGCTGTACAGACAATACCAGCGTGTACTACTCTGTGGAAAACAACACACTAGGCGAAGCCGCACTGGTTGCTATCAGCGAAGTTGGCGAAGAAAACATACCGGGTATATTCCTCAGCGAGCCCGCAAGAGTGGGCAGTAGCAGGAGCCATCGCAAGGGCTTTACGACCACAAACAAAACCAAGCTGGCAGTTTGTTCTAAGTTTAAGTCACTGGTTGAAACTAAAAAAATGACCATAGCAAGCTCAAATCTGATCAGCGAGCTAAAAACCTTTGTTGCACATGGAGTAAGCTATGCAGCAAAACTAGGCGAAACAGACGATCTAGTCATGGCTACACTTCTAGTGGTACGCATGGTACAACTGCTCAAAGAGTTTGATAGTCAGCTGGACAACGAACTACGAGATGCGCTCACAGACTATGTAGAGCCCATGCCGTTCATAATGATCTAGGCTAAATACAGCATTAGGAAACCAATACAATGTCACGCGAAATAGAAAAAATTGCCGAAGATTTATTTGAAAAAGTCCGTAGTAGATTTGAGAATGTTAACTTGGGCAACGAAACTGCCAAAGCAACTCCAAATCCAGAAGAAGCACGATTCTTTAATTTTGACTATGTTAGCAAGGACGGCGAAAACTTTGGTAATATCACACTGAGCCTGATTGACGAAAACAGCCTAAAAATCTATTTCAGCAGAAACATCAGCGAAAAGCTAGATGACGTACAGCGCAAAGAATGGTACGAGTTCCTACACGAACTACGCTATTTTGCCAAGCGCAATCTATTGACCTTTGACACCCGTGACATCAGCAGAAGTAATTTACATATTAAGGATCTAAAACAAGTGAGCAAAGCAGACAGCACCCTAGACACCAAAGATGTCAAAGTTACAGAAAGCCGCATGTACGGAACTCCAATGACCAGCTTTGAAAATGTTGGCGCAGCACGTATCAGGATCGTACACACCGAAAGCGTGAACACAGAAGTTCGCGGAAGCCGTGCCAGACATATCAATGCAATCTATGTAGAAAATGATCAAGGCGAACGTTTCAAGATGCAACACAACAAGTTAGCAGGTGCAAGAGCAATGGCTCGCCATATCGCAGAAGGTGGAGTGCCCTACGATGAGGTAGGCCAACACCTAAACGTTATGGTCCAAGAAATGACTGAACTAAGTCGCTTTGTTCGCGGCATGCGTAATCGTACATTCGAGGACAGCACCGCCAATGGCATGGTAGAGGCAGCAACAAGTTATTATCATGGCATGCACAGACAACTGAATCACCTTAAAGGTGCAAAAGCATATCGATCATTTGTTGAAAGTTTTGAACCACAGGCACAACAACTGGACGAAGTAGATGTAAACGACATGAAAGAAAAATTCGTCAAAAAAATATTTGATGACCGTATGACGGCAGCACTTCCACTTGTACACAAAGCATATCAGCTACACGAGCAAGCAAAACAAAAACAAATTGACACAGTGCGTTCCGTTGTAGAAAACCGTTTGCCTTTGAAATTGTTAGCCAACGAAGGCATGGATGAATATATCAAGGCATTGACATTCTCACATCCAACAGACCTGGTAGTAAAGGTACTAGAGGACATCGCTCAACGTGCGTTAGCAAATCCTGAAATCTCAGAGTTTGCCAAACACTGGGCAACCAACTATAACAATGTAAACGAAAACAGTGACCAAACTCTAAAAGAAAATCAAGCACTGGCAGTTAAATTAGCCACACACTATCTACGCGATCTACGCAGTCTCAAAGAAGGTTTGCGTATCAGTGAAAACGAAATTGATTATATTGACTTTGATTCAGGCTCAGAGATCATGGAAGGTTCATGGGCATTACCAGAAACTCCAGAGGATCTACAACAACTACAAACAATCATGGCAAATCCATTACCAGTGGGCACTGACGCTGAAGATGCAACCAGTGCCCTTTATAATCTTATCGGTGATGATGAACTGTTTGACCGTCTACACGATCTAGCTGACAACGAAGGTCCTAGAGCAGATGCTCGTGACGTGGTAAAACATTTTATCAAGCAAGAGATGCCCGGACTGTTTGATAAACTTGGATTGAGCGATGATGCAGAAATGGATCAGGCTGTGCCAGCCCAAACACCGGCAGCAACAGCACCACCACCACCTCCACAACCAACTGCGGCACCTGGAACAGATGAGCCAGTGGTCAACGAAGAACTGGCGATAATCAAAAAACTTTCGGGCATTCAATCGTTTTTGATAAAATAAGACCAAAAGCCTCTTGCAAGGCTAAATAAAAGTGCGTATACTGCAAGGTGTGCGTAAACAAACTATCATGGCACATTTAAAACTTTCATTAAGGAGAAAACATCATGGCAACTACATTAGCCGAAATCCGTGCAAAACTACAAGCAGCCGAGAGCCGTCAAGGCGGTAATCAAACTGGAGGCGACAATGCGATTTATGCGCATTGGAACATAGCCGAAGGTACAAGCGCAAAAGTCCGTTTCCTTCCAGACGGCAACTCCAAAAATTCTTTCTTCTGGGTCGAACGTCTTATGATCCGATTGCCTTTTGCAGGCATCAAAGGTCAAGCAGACAGTAAGCCTATTGTTGTACAAGTTCCTTGCGTGGAAATGTATGGCGAAGCATGTCCTGTACTTGCTGAAGTACGTACTTGGTTTAAAGATGCGGCACTAGAAGAAATGGGCCGTAAGTACTGGAAGAAGAAGAGTTACCTGTTCCAAGGTTTCGTTCGTGAGAACCCACTTGGTGACGACAAAACTCCAGACAATCCAATCCGTCGTTTTGTGATTAGTCCACAAATTTTTAATCTTATTAAGAATGCGTTGATGGATCCAGAGATGGAAAATCTACCAACTGACTACACAGGTGGGCTTGATTTCACTATCAAGAAAACTTCCAAAGGTGGTTACGCAGACTACAGCACCTCTAGCTGGGCTCGTAAAGAATCTGCACTCTCGAGTGAAGAACAATCTGCAATCGATGCACATGGCCTGTACAACTTGAGTGACTTCTTGCCTAAGAAGCCAACTGATGTTGAGCTTAAGGTTATCAAAGAAATGTTCGAAGCAAGCGTTGACGGTCAAGCATATGACCCAGAGCGTTGGGGTGCTTACTACAAGCCACCAGGCTTCCAGAACAGCAATGCACCGGCAGCGTCTAGCGCACCGGCAGCACATGATGACGCCGAGGACGATGTTCCTGCCAAGGCAGCACCTGTTGCCAAGGCAGCACCTGTTGAAGCACCAGAAGCAGAAGAACCTGTTGCAAAACCAGCCGCATCTAGCCAACGTGCAGAAGACATTTTGGCAATGATTCGTAATCGTCAGAAGTCTTAATTAATACAATTTGGGCCTCTGCACTGTTGTGTATGCCCAGATTATCAACTATACTAATGACAAGAGGAATCAACTATGGCAAAACCATTCGACCTGAGCAAGTTCAGGAAAAGCATTACAAAAAGCATTGACGGCATTTCCGTTGGCTTTAACGATCCAGACACCTGGATCTCCACAGGCAACTACACACTAAACTATTTGATCAGCGGAGACTTTAACAAAGGTATTCCGATGGGCAAGGTCACTGTGTTTGCAGGTGAATCAGGCGCAGGCAAATCATTTATCTGTTCAGGTAACTTGGTGCGCCATGCACAACAACAAGGCATCTATCCTATTCTTATTGATACAGAGAATGCGCTAGACGAAGATTGGCTCAAGGCACTGGGCGTTGAAACAGGTGAAGATAAATTGCTAAAACTTAACATGGCCATGATTGATGATGTGGCTAAAGTTATCAGTGACTTTGTGAAAGAGTACAAGACACTGCCAGAAGACCAACGTCCCAAGGTCTTGTTTATCATCGACTCATTGGGTATGTTGTTAACACCAACTGATGTGAATCAATTTGAAGCAGGCGAAATGAAAGGCGATCTTGGTCGTAAACCCAAAGCACTTACCGCTCTAGTAAGGAACTGTGTTAACATGTTTGGCGCACTGAACATTGGCCTGGTTGCAACCAACCACACCTATGCTTCACAAGACATGTTTGACCCAGATGACAAAATCAGTGGTGGACAAGGCTTTATCTATGCGTCAAGTATTGTTGTTGCCATGCGCAAACTCAAACTCAAAGAGGATGAAGATGGCAACAAGATCAGCGAAGTAAAAGGTATTCGTGCCGCGTGTAAGGTCATGAAAACCCGCTACGCAAAACCATTTGAAAGTGTACAAGTTAAGATTCCTTATGAATCTGGTATGAGTCCATACTCGGGCCTAACAGACATGATGGAATCTAAAGGATTATTGCAGAAAGAAGGCAATAGTCTTAAATACACCCTAGCAGACGGTACAGTTATTAAACAGTTCCGTAAGGCGTGGGAACGCAACGAAGATGGATCACTGGATAAAGTGATGGCAGACTTTGAAGCTAATCCACACAAAGCCGCTGTTGAACTTGTAGAGGAAACAGTAGAATGAGTATAGAAATTGATGCATTGATTGACACATATTCCATCATGAAAGAGTATGTGCCTAGCAAAGATCGTCAAGCTGCCGCTGATCATGTGTTTAGTATTCTAAACGACAGTGGTGTAAGCGAGGAGGATCTTAAACAACTTGCCGGCACAGACTCTTATCTAAAACGAGCCAGTGAAGAATATCTGGATCCTGATGCAGAGGACCTAGACGAAGAAGAAACTGACTACGACTACGGTGAAGACTGATGTGGTACAACAAAATAGTTGGGAACCTTGGAGAAATTCCAGGGTTTATTAACTATTACGAGGGTGAGTTAGCCAGTGCAAAAAATGATGTACGGATAGCCGGGCTTGTGGAAAAAGGCCTGGCTAACCTACCTGGTATCACTGAACATCGTTTCAACCAACTACAAGAAATTGAAGCAGTATTAAATTTCTTAAATATACAACTGCGGAAGATTCGAAGAAAGCATTTCCAAAAATACCTAGAAAGCTATGCCCGTGCGCTGACCAGTAGAGATGCTGAAAAGTATGTGGATGGAGAAGACGAAGTAATCGACTTTGAAACCATCATTAATGAAGTGGCTCTGCTACGTAACAAATGGTTAGGTGTAATGAAAGGTCTTGAAAGCAAGAACTTTATGCTAGGACATGTGGTAAGACTTCGAACAGCAGGAATGGAAGATGTAACAGTATGATCAATTGGCAAGACAGAGCAGATGAACTATTAGCAGAGTTTGATCTTTGCTGGAAAGCTCGTCCTCGCCAGAACACAGTTGACATACAGTTACTTAAAGATTCTTGTGCTAAGTGGGCACACCACTTGAACACACAACGTTCCTGGGGTAGTGACTCGGAAATAGCAGAAGCATGCCACCAACTTGAGCCAAGACTAAAAGAACTAAAAGAACAAGTAATCATAGAGATACTAACACATGGATCGCTTTAACAACGCACATCAGAGTCACGAGCATAGCCTGAAGGTACTAGAGCTGGTATCCAACTACGATGACTTCATGGATAGTTTAACCAGCGTAGCCGACATGGGTTGCGGAGAAGGACTGGATATCAATTGGTGGGCACGTAACGAATATACTGAGATCCTAGAGGATGACAACGGCAATATTATTTCAGAAACTGTTCGTCCACGAAACTATCGCTGCTATGCTGTGGATAAAAACGTCCGGCAGATCAACAAAGAAATGCTACCAGACTCTGTGAACATAATTGAAGGTAACTTTGAACGCCGAGTGCTGAGTCGTCCGGTGGACATGATCTGGTGCCATAACAGTTTCCAGTATGCCACCAATCCACTAAACACACTAAAGCTCTGGAACGAGCAGATGGTTACCAATGGCATGCTCTATATTGGTATTCCTTATCAATCCAGTTATCTAAACAATCGCCTGGTTGTGCGCAATCACAACTATGCTTATTTCAACCATAACTTTTTAAGCATGGTATACATGTTGGCTGTAAACGGCTTTGACTGTAGAGATGCATACTTTCTCAAAGAAGCAGCAGACCCATGGTTGCACTTAGTGGTGTACAAAACAGAACACGAACCCATGGATCCTGCAGATACCAGCTGGAACGATTTGGCCGCTAAAAATCTACTGAACGACAGCATGAAAAACAGCCTAAACAAGTACGGGTATCTGCGTCAAGAAGACATAATGTATGCATGGCTCGACAAGGACTTTCATTTTGTTCGAGACTAAATACAACATGGACATGCGCAAACTCATTAATCTAATCGAAACTCCAGACGAGGTTCGTGCGACTATTATCAATAAAGTTGAAAAAATTCCTGACGAAGGTGATTTACGTGACGTGCTAAAGTATACCAATCGCTTTGCTCTTAAGCCAACGGTTAGTTCTTTTACACAACGCTACAAGACATCTGCGGTACAGGATGTTATATTGCAATCACTTACAGATGCAGATATTGACCTTGACACTGTTGAAAATTTCTTGAAAGTTCTAGATACCACAGGAGTTATCAAAGTGGATAAACTACTTGCTCCTGCAAAGATTGCGCATTGGAGTCAGATTATTGATCCTAGGTGGGCCAGTGTGGTCAACGCTATCAAGAGCGACTTGTATAACAAGCTAAGTGGTAAAATTGGGGAAAAAGGAGATGTTGGTAAAGGTGAGTTTTTACTAGACATTCTCAGCCCTGAGATTGAGCGTCGAGGCGCCCCAGGCGATATTCGCGCCTCTGGAAAAAACATTGAAGTTAAGGCAGGAAAAAATGGTCGATTGGGGCCATCTGGGACTTCACAATTATTAGGACGCTTTGACGAGTTTGCCAAGGCTGTGTTTACCACTCCGCAGTTGAAACAAAAATGGGCGGCAAGTGGTGAAGACATGCTGATTTTTAATCCATTGGCAAACATGAATCGCTTTAGTGCTTTTTTTGATAATGACACCAAACAAGTTAAAGCTGCATTAACCAAGATGCTAACCATGCACTTCCCGGGCGGTGGTGCCAAAGATATACCAAATCAAGTGGTCGGCGGCAATGGAGCAATTGATGGTCGTAAACTACTTGAGCTCATGCTAGGCGTTACCCTAGAAGCATACAAAAAAGCCAAAGATTTTGATGCTATTATCTTGATTGACGAAGACGCGGCTCGCTTCCTTTATCTCGAAACAGCTGACCAGGTAAAAAGTGCATACAATACAGGAATTATCAGTGTATCGCCACCGCGTTGGGAAGATGCACAAAGTAACTGTTTCAAGATTACTATGGGTGCCTCAGCAGGTAGAGCACAGGCACCAGCAATAGATGTTGGATCAATTAAACCAACATCTCTGGAAGCCGATCGAGCTACAGTGCAGATTGAAAATTTCATTGACGACCTGGCAGCAAAGTACAACATCATGGACGAGGATCTCAAGGATCGTATGGTGTTATCTGCACTGACAATGTATCATGACAATGTTCCAGCAAAGAAGCTTGTTGCAGAATTGCAAAAACAATTTCCAGAGTTGGCAAACAAACCAGTTGCGCAAACTTCGACTACGGCAGAACCTGCTCCGGCACCAGTTGCACCAGCAACACCTACACAAGGTGTAGACAGACAAACTAGGCAACCTATACAGTCTACCCAGGCTATACAACCAACCAGACCACGCAGACCCGGTTGACCTTAACCAAAAACTAAGATATAATATAGTCTAGGGCCAATAGCTTAATGGTAAAGCAACCGACTCATAATCGGTCGAGTCTGTGTTCAATTCACAGTTGGCCCACCAAATACCTGGCGTTAGTATAATGGATAATACAGCGGATTTCTACTCCGCGAATATGGGTTCGATTCCTGTACGCCGGACCAAAGGATAAGATGACAAAGAGGTCTAATATTGCTAAAGGTAGGGACAGTTACGATGCAGACGTAGGTGGTTCTCTGATTCCCTTTTTCAATCGCAATGTAACACCCTACCCTACTGAGGCAGGTGGTCCCAAGTTTGAGATGGTGCCTGTTACCAAGCAAAAAGATCTAATGATCAATCATGCCAGGATGTATGCCCAGCAAGAATACGATCGTATCATGGAACTGGTCACGGTACTAGAAAAACAAGCACGGGATATCAAACGACGACTAGATGTAACTGATGCAGTGCATGCCGCGGTATATGCTTTTCAACCTGTTATGGGCAATGTGTATTGGTTGGTATGGGATCAACGCAAACAGCATACATTGTTGACACAACATGGCCCAAATGATTGGTCAAGCTCTGCACCAGATGACTACGAGTATCAAGCACAGGTAAAGTACATGGGCGATCACACCTGGTTAGAAATTGACCAGTCTGAATTGACATAAATAATTATTCAAGCTATTATACACACATGAACTACAAGGCATTCCACAGCATACGATTACGAATACGATAATGTATTCGTACTTCTGCGACTGTGGCGTAATTGGTAGCCGCATCAGACTTAAAATCTGAAGTCCTTTGGGCGTACCGGTTCGAGTCCGGTCAGTCGCACCAAACAATGCCCCTGTAGTTTAATGGTTAAAACGGCGGATTTATATCCCGTAAGCAACAGATAATTGGTTCATCCGAGTTCGAGTCTCGGCGGGGGTACCAACTAATATGAACTATTTCAAGTTAGCCCTTCCTACTAATCCACTAAATGATACATTCATTCCGGAAACCAACAATGGTGAAGGATGGCATATCTATAAAAACGTTGAGCATGTGCTGAATGTATCCATACTAGATTGTTTTGATAAACTTGGTCTGATTCCCGATATAGTGGTGATATTTGGATCAGACACTGCACACAGAACAGCAGGCTTTTTGCATGTAGATTTAGGATGGCATGCTGGAATGTGGAAACCAGTACCCTGCGCAGTTAATTGGGAAATTAATCAAACAACCAGCACTCTTGAATGGCATGATACAAAAGATTATACTGAGATATGGCCAACAGACAATCCAACTAATCTATCATATCCGGACAACTATTTACAAGGCATTTCTTTTGTAAAAACAACTGCACCCAACCGCATAATAATCACAGAAGAAAGCATAGCAAGCACCACGCTGATTGAATCAGCAACCTTAACAAACAATAATAGTCCTATTTTATTTAATACCAGCAAACCACACAGTGTGATCTATCAAACACAGGATGCAAAAAGATTTATGGTTAGTGTGCGTTTTAAATTTAATCAAATTGATTCATGGGATAAAGCAGTTAAAGTATTTGGAAATGTTATAGTTGACGCCTAGGCAAAAACTAAGTATAATACAAAAACTGGAAACGTGGCCGAGTGGTCGAAGGCAGCAGGTTGCTAACCTGTCGTACGTAGTAATATGTACCGAGAGTTCGAATCTCTCCGTTTCCGCCAAACATATGAGAATATTTGTCAACGGCACATTTGATATCGTACATGTTGGACATATCAAACTACTAAACTATGCACGAGGCCTAGGCGACCACCTGCTGGTAGCCATTGACAGTGATCGGCGTGTGCGACAACTCAAAGGTGCAGATCGCCCTGTACACAGCCAAGACGAACGCAAGTTTCTATTAGAAAATCTTCGAGCAGTTGATTCGGTAAAAATATTTGACACCGACGACGAGCTAGAGCATATAATTATACTACACGAGCCAGACATCATGGTCAAAGGCAGCGACTACAGAAATCGTCCAATCATTGGCGAAGAACACTGTGGTCAAATTGAATTTTTCGAAAGAATCGATGAGTACTCAACAACCAAAACAATTCAACGTATTACTGATAGGTGATACCTGTGAGGACATCTATGTCTATGGCCGGGTAGATCGCATCAGTCCTGAAGCACCGGTTCCGGTATTTGCGCCCAGGTACAACATCCACAAAGATGGCATGGCCGGCAACGTGCGCATGAATCTAGAAGCACTAGGATGCACAGTCAACTTCCTGCACGGAGAATCTAGCAAAAAGAAACGCTTTATTGATGAACGTAGCAAACAGCATCTCATGCGAGTCGACGAAGATGTGGAAAGCAAGCCTATTGTGTTTGAAACAGTCATTCCCGATGTGTATGATGCCGTGGTCATTTCGGACTACAATAAGGGCACAGTGACCTATGAGCTGATTGAAGAGCTGGCCCGGGAAGTAACAGTACCAATCTTTATTGACACAAAGAAAACAGACCTGGCCCGCATGGGTGGTTGCTATGTAAAGATCAATGCACTGGAACTGAGTCGTGCCACCAGTACCCATCCAGAATCCGATCACCTAATTGTCACACATGGACCGCATGGTGCAAGATGGAATGGCTGGATATCTCCTGCACAACCTGTGGGCGATGTAACTGATGTATGCGGAGCAGGAGATACATTTTTAGCGGCTCTTGTGTACGAGTTTTTGCACACAAACAGCATGAGCAAGGCAATAAAGTTCGCTAATAAGGCGGCTGCGGTAACGGTTCAACATGTGGGTGTGTATGCACCACGCTTAGAGGAAATCAAATGACACAATTAGACGGATTTGTACAAAAAGGTTGGGGCTCAGAATTAATCTGGGCAACCAACGATCGGTACTGTGGTAAACTATTAAAGTTCAATGCAGGTGCTAGATTCAGCATGCACTTCCATTCAGAGAAGGACGAAACCTGGTATGTACTAGATGGCAAGTTTATTATACGGGGAATCAATACAAAGGATGCCAGCATCTTCGAAGAAGAGCTGAATCCCGGTGACACTTGGCGCAATTATCCGCTAGAGCCACATCAGGTTATCTGCCTAGAAGCAGGAACTATCATAGAAGTTAGCACACCAGACAGTGTTGAAGACAACTACCGGGTAGCACCGGGCGATAGTCAAAAAACAGCATAAAACAGGGCCGCAAAGGCCCTATTTTTTTGGGTTTGCTGTAAAAGTTCAAAGTCCATAAATACTGAATAATAATCAGGCAGTGGATCTATGCAAACAATCGAATCATTTTGGTACAAGAACATACTGGAAGTTCAGTGGTTAGATCCTGCTGTTTATACCACAAGGAACAGGATCGTGTACTCCAGAACAATAAAAATCTATCAAGGTATTGACAACCCCTTGCACATAGTGGTCAAAAATCAGGATCAAAAACCCTATAATACCACGGGCTATTTGTTACAGCTAGACATACAAGATCCTGAAATTGAAGGAGCAGTCGTAAGCCTGGCGGTAACGCCGGTTGATGCAACCAAAGGGTTAGCCACAGTGACCATTGATCGTGCTACAGTAAATGCGCTGGACAAGCGATTTTATCATATTACTGTAAAAAGAATAAACGAAGGAACCAATGCAGAAAGTCCTAGTTATATTGACGATAACTACGGCGTTAGCCTGCCACTGGAAGTGTTGCCAGGCTGGTATGAAAGCACGGCACTGACACCCTTACCAGACGAAGTTATTGACGGCGGAACAATATAATGACAACACCATTAAGACAATTTATTTTAAAACGTGGTAATACCACAGTTAGCAGTACATATACAGGGCCATCTGGTGAGATTACCTATGATACCGGATTAAATGCTATTAGAATTCACGACGGTATTACCCCAGGCGGAAACCTAATGCCTAGTGGCACACTAATAACAGTGTTCCAGAGCAACATATCTGCACTTGAAGCAAATGACGCAGTTCAAGGTGGGCAAATACAAGTATTACAAAACCTAGCCAGTAGTTCGGGTCCGACTCCGCCTACGAATGCTGCTACAGGTTCGTTATGGTATGATAATATCAGTGGTCGTTTGTATGTAAATTATGACGGCTTTTGGGTTGATGCCAGCCCAGAGAATGTGTATACACTGCCTGTGGCCAGTGATACAGTACTTGGCGGAGTTCGAATTGGTGACAATTTAAGTATTGATGGTGATGGTGTATTAACAGCACTGCCTCAAGTAACATTAGGTAATCTAACTGTTGATGATCAAACTATATCTGGTACTCGAGCCAATGCGGATATCATACTAGAC